CCAATGGGATCAAAGTTCTTGTCTACGGGGGTGCAGGAGTTGGAAAAACAGTTCTCACTGCTACACTTCCAACCCCCGTTCTAATCTCTGCTGAGTCCGGTGCTCTATCTCTTCGCGAATCTAACCTGAGACGTCTATTTGGTAATGATCAATCTGTCTGTTACAACATGCCTATCATTACCATTGAGACTGCTGACGATCTGCGAGATGCTCATCTCTGGTGTCTGCAGAGCGCAGAAGCTCGTAACTTTCAGAGCATTGGATTGGACAGCATAACCGAGATCGGTGAAGTTGTTCTTAACAATGCCAAACGACAAGTAAAAGATCCTCGTCAGGCTTACGGGGAACTGATTGAAAAAATGGAGACTTTGATCAGAGCTTTCCGAGATCTCCAGGGTAAGAATGTGCTCGTCTCCGCAAAGATGGAGCCGACGAAAGATGAATTATCTGGTATCGTTAAATATGGTCCATCGATGCCGGGCGCTAAACTTGGACCGAAGTTACCTTACTTCTTTGACGAAGTCTTTCGTCTTGGGGTTGGGAAAGATCCAACGACTCAGCAGGAGTTTCGTTTCCTGCAGACGCAACCTGACCTTCAATTCGAAGCAAAGGATAGAAGTGGAGCTCTAGCAAATATGGAGCCTCCAAATCTAGGCTACATCTTCAACAAGATCCTCAACTCGTAAAGGAGCCATCTAATGGTGCAGCTCAACTTCGATGCTCGACAGTTTACACCTCTCGACAACGATGTCATTCCTGAAGGCTGGTACAACTTCATCATCGACGAATCTAACGCGATGCCGACAAAAGACGGCAACCCTAACCACCTGCGTCTCGTTCTTCGATTCTCCATCATCGACGGACCACACCAGGGACGTAAGGTGTTCACTGGTTTGAACATGCGGCATACCAACATCCAGACAATGGAGATTGCGAATCGCGAACTGAGTGCAATCTGTGCCGCTCTCAATCTGCCTTACGTTCAGGACACTCAGCAACTCCACAACATCCCGCTGAAGGGACGTGTCAAGACCATCAAGGACCCCAACGGTGTCTACGACGACAAGTCGGAGATCAAGAGCTACAAGCCCATCAACTATGTGGTCCCTGGTGTTCTTGCTCAACCCGGAACGAAACCTCAGGGAGCTCCCGCAACAGCACCCACTGGCTGGACGCCTCAACAGGCACCTCAGCAAGCACCACAGCAGACTTGGGCACCTCCGCAGCAGCAAGCTCCGCAGCAGAACGGAGTATACCAGCAGCCTCCGCAACAACAGGCAGCTCCTCCAAACGGTGGTTGGCAGCAACCTCAGACTCAGCAGCCTTGGGGACAGCCTCCGCAGCAAGCTCCGCAACAGATGCAGGCACCTGTGCAGACGCAGCCTGTACAGCAGGCCGAACCCCAACAGGCACCGGTACAACAGTCCGCGCCCGTTGGGTTCGCTGCGCCTCCTCCGACTCAACAGGCTCCTCAGGCTGTTCAACAGCCGCAAGATCCTGCTGTCACTGCTGCTCAAACTGCCCAGCCGCCATGGGCCAGGCAGCCTTCGTAACTGAACGTAACCAACTCAAGGGGCTCCATTCGCGGAGCCCCTATTTTTCAATAGAGGTGGATAATGAGTTGGGAAATGACAAAAGAAATCTGGTCTAAACTTCCACTCGCATTGCGACAACGTTGGTGGAGAGAGACTGATTATGGTCTACTTGCACCGAATGAAGAATTGAAACAAGCTATTCAGGACATCTTAAATAAGGATAAATCTTAATGGTTGATATTGCTCGTGATCTATGTCTTGCTATCGATAAAGCTATTGCGATTGATCAAGGCGCTGCATACAGAGGTTGGCTAGGTCAGGTACTTCCGCACATGTCGGACGCATACAGGGACACAGAGGAGTCTCATCGAAGCCACATGGGAGCTTCTCAGCTCGGGCATGACTGTGGCCGAGCCGTATGGTACAGTTTTCGATGGGCTACCAAAGCTGCGCACCAAGGTCGTATGCTCCGTCTATTTAATCGTGGGCACATTGAGGAAGCACGTTTCATCGCAATGCTACTCACTGTTGGAATGCCTGTCTATCAACAAGACGCAGAAGGAAAGCAATTTCGAATTCAGTTTGGAGATGGTCACGGTGGTGGAAGTGGTGACGGGGTCACACATTATAATAACAGCCCCACTCTTCTTGAATGTAAAACTCATAACGAAAGATCTTTTATCGAATTAGCAGGAAAGCTTGAAGAATGGCGGGCATATCTAGCTAGCGAAGGTCATTTTAAAGGTAAAGGTGTTCGCGATGGAAAACCAGAACACTTTGTTCAAGCACAAATCTACATGCGTAAGATGGGTATTGCGAGCTGTCTCTATATGGCAGTCAATAAGAACACGGATGATCTTTATATCGAGATACTTACTCTCAATCCTGAGCATGCAGATCAGTACATTGAGAGAGGCGAGAAGTTGATACAAGCTGCGACGCCCCCAACTAAGCTCAGTACTTCGCCAGGGTTCTGGAAATGTACCTGGTGCGAACACAAGCCTATCTGTCATATGAAACGAGCACCTGACAGAAACTGTCGCACTTGCAAATATGTTCAAATCCAATCCGAAGGACGATGGGCTTGCACTCACCCGACTCAATGTGCTATACTAAGTACAGAAAAGCAGCTCATAGGTTGCCCACTGTACAAGATAGCGGATCACTACAAATGAAGCCTTTTATCGACAGACAATATCAAACGGAAGCAGTCAATAGTATATGGGCATACTTCGAAACCCATTCTATTGGCAATCCAATTCTTGCAATGCCTACCGGCAGTGGCAAGACGATTGTCAATGCCCGTTTCCTCGAAGGTATCTTTAAGAACTTTCCATTCCAAAAAGTCATGCTGCTGACTCACGTTAAGGAATTGATTCAACAGAATTTTGAGAAGCTGATTGCGCTATGGCCTGATGCACCTGTCGGCATCTATAGTGATGGACTCGGGCAAAAGAATTCCAGACAACCCATCACATTAGGCGGCATTGCTTCTGTCTGGAGACAACCTCAACTCTTTGGTCATGTTGACTTAATCATCATTGACGAAGTCCATCTAGTTAGCCCACGCGGCAATACAATGTATCAGACACTTATCGATGCATTGAAAAAGATAAACCCAAAACTTCGTGTGATCGGTCTTACTGCTACTCCTTGGCGTATGGGACACGGGAAACTAACTGATCCATATTTAGATAAAGATGGGAAACTACATCCAAGTGTCTTTACTGATTTCTGCTTTGACATCACAAACTATCATAGCTTCAATAGGTTGATCGCAGAGGGCTATCTTGTCCCACTGATCCCTAAGAAGATGAAGACAGAACTTAACGTAGACGGAGTCCATCTACGTGGTGGTGAATTCATAGAGAAAGATCTACAGATTGCAGTCGACAAGCATGAGATCACCGTTGCTGCAATTAAAGAAGCTATCGATCTTGGTAAAGATCGTAAGAAGTGGTTAGTGTTTGGAGCAGGCATTGAACATGCTGAACACATTACTCAGATCTTAAACGAGATGGGAGTCCCTGCTGGATGCGTCCACAGCAGGCGCGAAGATCGTGACGCCACAATCAAGGCCTTCCGAGCAGGCAAAATCCGCGCGCTAGTCAATAATAACATTTTGACAACTGGCTACGACGATCCAACAGTGGATATGATCATTGTCCTGCGGCCAACTATGTCTACAGTGCTGTGGGTTCAGATGTTAGGACGAGGCACCCGGCCCGTCTATCCCCCTGGATTCAACAGCGAGACGTTAGAACAGCGTATGGCTGCGATCAAAGCCAGTGGCAAACTTGATTGCTTAGTTCTGGATTATGCAGGTAACACGCGCCGCCTGGGGCCAATCAATGACCCAGTGATTCCAGAGCCGCCTAAGTCGAAAGGAACGCGCCCAGCCCCAGTTAAACTCTGCGACGTCTGCGATACTTATGTTCACGCTAGCGTTCGAGTCTGCCCACATTGTGGTAATGAATTTAAATTCCAGATTAACATCGTACAGACAGCAAGTTCCATTAGCCCATTGAAAGGTGAATTACCGATAACAAAGGTATTCAAAGTGGATCATATCAGCGCAGCACGACATGAGAAACACGGTGGTGGTTCTGTCTCTATGCGCGTCTCATACTATTGTGGTTTGAAGATGTACACCGAATTCGTAACCCTTGAAAACAGTAATGCTTTCGCCCAACGCCGCGCGCGAGCTTGGTGGAAAGTAAGAATGAAATCAAAATGGAACGATACGTTGAACAATCCCGTTCCCACTACAGTTAACGAGGGGCTCACTCGCCTCGAAGAGATCAATCACCCAACGCACATTCGCGTCTGGGTGAACAAGAATCCGTACCCAGAGATTATGGCTATCTGTTTTGATGGCACTGCTTTTGGAACGGAGGAGATGTCAGACGAGGTTCCGACAATCGTTTCCTCTCTGGCTACGCTGAAGAAGACTGACTTAGATACGGAAATCCCATTCTAACGGAGAAGAGACAATGGCCTTCAAACTGACAAAGAACGAGGAAGATCAATTCGCACGTCTAAAGACCGCTCTCACTGCGAAATATGTCGAACTCACAACGGCTATCAATACCTATAACGAGGAAATGAGTAAACTTTGCAATCCTCTTCAAGAGACATTTGACGAATACAATAAGTATCTAAACGAACTACGTTCATTCGTCGAAACGGTTGCTGAAGAAAAACGTTCAGATTTTGAAGACAAGTCTGACGATTGGAAAGAAGGCGATACTGGGTCGGGTGTCGACGCCTGGCTTAGCGCCTGGGAAAGTGCTGAACTCGAAGAAGTATTTATCGAATTCCCAGCTGAGATCGGAATCGAATTTGACAATCATTCGGAGATCGATCTAGCCAACGAGCCGTAAATCGGCTTGCACCACCACTAAGAAGCTGTTATATTTTATGGTGCTCCTTAATTGGAGCACCATAAAATATAATTGGAGCTATCATGTCTGCACATAGAACACATGGTGATACAGGAACCATTGAATTTATCGCTTGGTGTAGAATGAAAGATAGATGTACCAATCCTAATGAACCTCGATGGAAAGAATGGGGAGGGCGCGGTATCAAAGTCTGCGATGAATGGATGAATAACTATCCTGCCTTCCTTGCTCATATTGGACGCCGTCCTGGTCCAGAATACACACTGGACCGGATAGATAACGATGGAAATTATGAACCTGGAAATGTTCGATGGGCAACAAGAAAGGAACAGGCTAATAATCGCAGAAGTCGTAGGAAATAGCTATGTCCCACTGGATCAGGAACGATGGGGGTCGCGCCGCCTACGGCTATACGGGCAAAGCAGGTGATTGCGTTACCCGTTCGATTGCAATCGTCACGAATATACCGTATTCTAAAGTCTATAGTGATATGGCATGGATTAATGCTACGATGCCCAAGACTAAGGGTCGTCGAACAGCAGGTCTTCACAGCGCATTCTACGGTATTTATACCACGAGTGTTCTATTCAAACGCTACATGGAGAGCCTTAATTTCATCTGGACTCCAACTATGTTTATTGGATCTGGTTGTAGAGTTCATTTGCGGGCAAACGAATTACCCTCCGGGGGACTAGTGGTGTCCGTCAGCAAGCATCTTACCGCAGTGATCGACGGGGTCATTCACGATACCCACGATCCTTCGCGTGGTGGTAGACGTTGTGTCTATGGTTACTGGAAACTGGAGAGACTACAATGGTGACGGAAAAATGATGTTTCTCCTCTGGCTCGTTCTTCTCATCATATTTCTTTTCATTGCGCGTTGGCTTTTCTTGAGGTAAAATAATGCTTGCATTGAGGCGAAGATATGTGCATTAATAGTGGGGCAGTAACAGTTCCTATCAACGTTACACCAACAACGGAGTACGAAAATGCACGAAGTAGAAACAATGGCCTGGGCACACGAAGTTCCATGGCACGGTCTCGGCAATCGCGTCGAGGGTGAAGTAACCTGCGACGAGATGCTCGTTGCCTCTGGCCTCAACTGGACAGTGGAAGAAATTCCCTGTTTCATCAACGTCGACGGAAAGCAAGTGCCTGTAGAGCGTAAGGCGTTGGTTCGCAGCACGGACAAGAGAGTTCTGACCGTTACTGGCATGAACTGGCGTCCTTTCCAGAACAAGGATGCGATGGAGTTCTTTCGGGAATGGACTAACGTCGGTGGCTGTACACTTGAGACAGCCGGCTCGCTGCGCGGTGGAAAAATTATCTGGGCACTGGCACGCGTCTCTGCTGGCTTCATACTTCCAGGTAGAGACGCTGTGAAAGCCTATATCCTTCTGGTATCACCACACGAAGTTGGAAAGGCGAGTACTGTTCGAACCACAACGGTTCGTGTCGTGTGCGCCAATACACTAGCGATGGCCGGTGGGGTTCAGGGCAAGAACGCAGAGTATCGTCAGAGCCACATCTATAACTTCGACACCTCTGCCGCCAAGGCATCTGTCCAATTGGTAAAGGAAGAAGTTGCCAAGATGGAATTGGATTCCCTGGCTCTGCAGCAATTGAAGATGAGTCAGTACGATACGGTCCGCGTATTGGCAGAGTTCTTTCAGCCTGCGCTGCCGAACAACACCGAGCACAACATCGAGGAACTGATCAACGAGCCGGATGCACGCTCCGCACGGCTGCAGAAAGTTCTTTGGGCAACTGAAAAGGCGCCTGGTGCGACTCCCGGCAATGGCTGGGGCGTTCTGAATGGTGTCACGTTCTGGGCCGATCATATGGCAGGCAACTCCAAAGACTCCCGCTTGTTCAATAGCTGGCTGGGCGAAGCCGGCAAGATGAAGGACAAGGTCAAGGGGAAATTGATGGAGATGGCTGCCTAATTGATACAACACAAGACAGTGCGGAGATCGTTCTCCGCTCTGTCTTTTTATTTCGGCTAAAATTGAGCCAAAATCGTCCTTGCAATCTGCGGCGTATTGTAATATGTATGTTCTATTGTAACACAGAGTAGGGAGATCCAACATGAACCAACAGACCGATCCCGCGTGGGCTGCCCCTCCGTCAGCAGTCGCCCCTGGTGAGCAGGCTCCGGATGTGAAAGCACAGAAGGAGATGGAAGCCGCAGCGAAAAAGGCAGAGAAGGAAGCTGCCAAGGCCGCCAAGGAGGCGGAGAAGAACGCTGCTGCTGAAGCCAAGGAAGCTGCCAAGGCAGCGAAGCAGGCCGAGAAGAAGGCCAAGGAAGACGCCAAGGCTGCGGCAGTGCTCGCCAAGAACGAAGCGAAGGCAGCCAAACAGGCTCAGAAGGAGCAGGCGAAGCAGCCCGAGCAGAACGGCATCCGCCGGCCGAAACCGGAAGGCGAGTGCGGCAAAGCGTGGGCGCTGTTCGATCAGCTGTCTCAGGCAAAAGGCGCTCCTGTCGCCGCGGCGGAAATCCGTGCAGCGATGTCCAAGGGCAGCGAGCTGAACGAAGGCAACGTCAAAGCGGAATACCCGCGGTGGAAGAAGTTCCACGGTCTGTCCGGTATGATCCCGCCGACCCCGTCGCTCGCCCCGACTGCGGCACCGCAAACGCAGCCGGCTGCCTGATTTAACGTCTCGCCGAAACCTGCCCCGGAGGAATTCGCCTCCGGGGCTACCTCCCGGAGAGAGACATGTTAAATCAACAGGCAATCGAGAAGTCGGTTGAGCATCCTGAGGGATTGCTCGACGTCCACAGCATCTTCTACACCATCCAGGGCGAG